TTCTCCTTATACAGTTTTACAATAGAATCTATTGGATTTACTATAGTTATAACCCATTCCTTTGGAATCGTCATCACTTTATCCTCAGTTAAAAGTATCCAAGGTGCAAGTGTGATCTCAACGTTCCTTTGTTCATCAACATTTTCAGTTAAGACAAGTGGTTTATTTGCCGATACTTTATGTGGTTGTGTAAGAAGATAACCATAGACTTTATCAACTATAGGAATATCTTCTTCCTTACGACGAAGTTCTTTTGCATCAGCAAGGATCTGCTCTCCAGATTTTCAATAACAATAATTTAATAGACATTTTAATAATATTTAAAAATTGCTAACATTATTGTTGGGGCAATTGAATAAAAATAATCTGCCCACTCACAATTACCTCTCCCCAGATACTTATCGTAATATAATTCTTTTATTGCTGGAATAATAAGAGCAATAAACATTCCAACTATTCCAAAAGAAAGCATAAGAATAAAAGAAAGAATGGCTCCCCAGAAAAAATGCAAAAGTTTATCTTTTTGAATATTTGCGAGTTTCTTTAGAAAATAATCCATATTTTTATACAGTTAACAATATTATACCAATAAAAAAAGGGATCGTCAAGATCCCTAATATACCGTATCCTTTAATCATTAAAGATAATTTTTCCTTGCATGATGTTCTGGTACTACTTTACCCAACTTAACGGTAAGAAGTCCATCTTTGAATTGAACCTCTCTGACTTCAACATCGTCTGATAAAGTCCAGGCTCTCTGGAAAGATCTTTGAGCCAATCCCTGATGGACATACTCGGATCCTGTCTCTTTAGTTTCTTTGGATCCTTCGACAATAAGTTTTCCATATTCAGTGTAAACCTTTAATTCTTTTTTACTGAATCCTGCTAGAGCAATCTCAAGCACCGACTCAACATTATTTACATGAATAAGATTATAGGGTGGATAATTTGTTGTGGTTTCATAAGAATTGAAAAAACGATCTAGGTAATCGTCCATACCGATTCCATTCTTAGAAATAATCTTCATCAACTCTGGAAGATTAGCAGTGTGATACTTTTGTAAGTTCATAGTTCTCCTTAAATAAGCGAGTGTAAACTGTGTCCCCGAAGGCGACATTACTAATTATACTACAAATTTTTTAAGTTGAGTTCGGGTATCCTCCCAGTTTTTTACCGTATGCGGATAACCACCCCATTCCTTTACTGCTTTCGCTAAAGGATAATCATTCTGACCTTCTTCCATCATATCACCAAAGAAATGTATTTCATCAAAGGGACTGAAAAATTTTAGTATTTGACTTTTATCACCATTTGATATGTCTAATCCTGTTTGTCCACCTATCTGAATATTTAAATCAGGAAACTGACTTTTAATTCTATCTGCAATATCAATTCTTTCATCGTGTATTTCGTCCCATTCTTGGTATATTTCTCTCTCTTCAAATAATGCGTTTCTACCCAAGATGCTAAAGTTTACACCACCTGCTCTCTCTTCAATATGATTTCCTGTTTTTAAAGGAAACTGACTATAATCCAACTCGTCTTGTAAAAATCTTTTTACATCATCAGGTAATTTCCAATCAGATTTGTAAACATTAAAATTTTTTTCATATATGTCTGCACCAGAACAATTAAAAACTCTTTTCGCACGATTATATACATCAAGTCCTACTTGCTCAACTGTTTTATCTCTATCACTTCCAGTTACTAAGTAGGTATCAAATTTACAACAAAAAATTATAAACTCAGACATAAAACTTATGTCCATTTGTTTTCGACTTTCTGTTAAAGTTCCGTCTACGTCAAAAATAAATTTCTTCATATAAAAAAGGAGGGAGGTTGGATTCCTGTATACCAACAAATAACGGGCATTACTACAGTAGTAAAAACGTTATTGCCTGAGACCCGATTGGTCGATCGGTTCTACCCTGCGGTAGCAGCACCACCTGTGTCTCATCACCTTAACCAGCGGTTGCCAGTAAGTTTATTCAGTCACTCCCATGTTGCGTCCAACAAATATAGTATAGCATAAAAAAAGGAGGTGTCAACCCTCCCCTTCTTCTTTCTTCTTTTTAGCACCAATATTGTATTTTGTTTCTAAAATCCAGTCCCCTTTATCTTTAAATGATAACACTTTGATTTGATTTAGAGGTGCAATGTCTTGTATACGAACTACATCGACCACACCAACCAATCCCCAATCAGCAAGAAGCTGAGCAATACGGTTGCGACGCTGAACATCATTAGAAGTAAGGTTAGCGTGTTTTCCATCAAGAGCAAAAAGTTCTTTAAAGTGGACAAGATAATACCTTCCCTGTTTATGAAGTATGTGACAACTTTGATATATCTTCTTTTCTTTTCTACTTGCTACACCAATTCTTGTGAGAGTTTCTCTGACTTTTAGGAAATCATCTGGTTCATTTAATGTAACTTCAATCATTTGGTCGGGAGACCATGCCACTTCAGGTTCTTTAACAACACTCATTTCGCTCCTCCAGTATCAAATTTAGATTTTATAAAGTTGAGTTGTTTTTTTGTCAGAATTTTTAAAGCTTGTTTTGCTTTTTCGTTACTATATCCATAATAACGTTTTACATAATCAAGGTCTTTAATCATATCCTTACGAAGCCAAGGAGAGAATCTCTTCTTAGTTCTGAGGGTATTTATATAAAAGTCGTATTGCATTCTCTTTGGTAAGAAATTATACCTATTCATTTCATTCGCAAAAAGGATTGCATCTAAGTGCCCTGAGAAACAACGATTAATAATATATGGAGGATAATCTTTCTCTACAGAGGGGTCTTCATCTATTAAATTTTTCTTTGTTTGGTTGATTGAATTCAACCAGTCTTTCAGTTCCATCTTCATTATCAAAATAGTTTGCACAAGAACAAACAAGATTACGATCTCCGTAAACATTGTCGATTCGTGATATCGCTGGCCAAAACTTATTTGTTTGATTGGCGGGATATGCTGCCTCTTCACGACTATAATTATACACCCATTTGTCTGAACTTACAACCCTCGCTGTATGAGGTGAGTTTTTCAAGATATCTTTGTTCTTGTCAATCTCTCTACGAATACTTACCATTGCTGAACCAAATCTTTCAAGTTCTTCTAGTGATTCACTTTCAGTTGGTTCGACCATTACTGTGCCTGTAACTGGCCAAGATAATGTCGGTGCGTGAAAACCATAATCCATTAATCTCTTTGCAACATCTTCAGCATTAATCCCATCAAAGTATCTTACATCAAATATACATTCGTGTGCGACTCTTCCATTATTACCTTTATATAATACTTTGAAGAATGGTTCAATACGATGTACTAACCAGTTTGCTGTAAGTAAAGATATTTCACTTGCCTTTCTTAATCCATCAGCACCCATCATTCTTATATACATCCAACTGATTGGAAGTATTGATGCACTACCTTGAATTGCTGCGGATACTCTGTGATTCATAAAAGGAACAAGATGTTCTGCAACACCAATCGGACCAACACCAGGACCGCCACCACCGTGAGGAATACAAAATGTTTTATGTAAATTCATATGGCATACATCAATACCATACTCACAAGGTTTTGCTAATCCAACTTGAGCATTTAGATTTGCACCATCAAGATATACTTGTCCACCATTTTCATGGACTATTCTACAAATGTCTTTGATAGTTGGTTCAAATACACCGTGAGTTGATGGATATGTAATCATAATACAAGACAACTCAAAGGTATTCATTATTGCTTGCTTTTCTAAATCTTTTAAATCTATATTACCTTCATCATCACATTTAACAGGAACAATCTTCATACCTGCCATCACTGCTGATGCAGGATTAGTTCCGTGTGCACTTGTAGGTATCAAACATACATTTCTTTTGGTATCACCATTACTTCTGTGATATTCTTGTATCGCAAGTAAACCTGCATACTCTCCCTGTGAACCTGCATTTGGTTGTAATGATACTTCTTCAAATCCAGTGATGTCACATAACCATTCCTGCAAATCAAACATTATTCTTTGATAACCAAGAGTTTGATTTTCTGGAGCGAATGGATGCATATTCGCAAACTCATTCCAACTTACAGGCATTAGTTCTGATGCTGCATTGAGTTTCATAGTGCAACTTCCAAGTGGCATCATACCATTGACCAATGAGAAATCTTTTGATACTAACTCATTAATGTATCTCATCATATTTGTTTCACTTTGATACTTATTAAATACATCTTGTCTTAACCAAGGTTGAGTTCTCTCTGGAACATACTTCCATTTGTATCTCCCAACTGCTTCAACAATATGATCAATAGTATCGTATTTGTTAACCAAATCTTGTTGTGAATTTAACAATTCTTTGATTTCATCAAGAGTCGTAAGTTCATCTAAAGTGATAATAGTGTGGTCATCTTCATAACGAACATTATATCCTTCAACTGCAAGAAAACTTTTAAATCTCACTGTATCGAATCCTTCTGTTTTATCAACTTGAATACCCAACCAAGACAATCCTGTCAATAATACTTCTCTGTAAATTAATATTCGAGTTGCAATTCTTTTGAGTCCTTCTGCTCCGTGATATGCAGCATAAAATCCTGCCATATTTGCTAGTAGTGCTTGTGCTGTGCAAATATTAGATGTTGCCTTATCTCGTCTTATATGCTGTTCTCTAGTTTGTAATGCTAATCGTAGTGCTTTGTTACCTTGAGCGTCTACAGACTGTCCTACTATCCTACCAGGTATTTTTCTTTTATATTTGTCTGTTGTTGCAAAGAATGCTGCGTGTGGTCCGCCAAATCCCATTGGTACACCAAATCTTTGCATACTACCAACTGCAACATCAAATCCCCACTCACCTACAGGTTGCATTAATACCTGTGCCATTGGATCAACAATCGCAATCTTCATACATTTACAAACTTCTGCTAATCTTAATAATCCATTTCGATGTCTTAAATTTCCGTGACTATTTGGTAATTGTACAATAACTCCAAAAGCATCAGCAAAGAAAGCGATTGGTATAGATTTATCAAAATCAATTTTAATTATATTAATACCTAATGGTTTTGCTCTTGTCTGTAATACTTCTAATGTTTGTGGAAATAATTTTTCATCAACTATAAAATCTTTTTTCTTACTTTGACTATGAGCAAGTAACATTGCCTCTGCAGCTGCAGTTCCTTCATCTAACAATGATGCATTTGCAACTGGCAGTCCAGTGAGTTCTGTGATTAATGTTTGAAAATTAAATAGTGCTTCTAATCTACCTTGTGATATCTCTGCCTGATATGGTGTATAAGATGTATACCATGCAGGATTTTCAAATACATTTCTTTGAATTACTGGTGGTGTAATTGTACCATAATATCCTTGTCCGATTAAAGTTCTTTTAACTACATTCAATTCAGCAATTTCTTTTAATTCTGTAAGTGCTTCTTGTTCACTACAACCTTCTGGTAATCTACCATCACCACGAAGTAAAATAGAATCTGGAACTACTTGCCTTACAAGTTCATCTACACTTGTAAGACCTAAATCTGTAAGCATTTCTGCTTGCTCTTCTTTAGAAGGCCCGATGTGACGTTGAATAAATTCTGACATTACTTTTTAAATTCTTTTTTCTCATAATCATATGTAGGATGTGGATTAGCTGGAACCCAAGGATTTTTAGATGTATTTTTAATTACAATAAATTTATCTTTTGCAAAAGTACCTGCAATCTGAACTTCAATATCTTCACCATCTTTCCAGTTTATTTCACCCTTAAGATTAGTGTGAAGCATTGCTTCTTGTATTTTATCAATGAGTTTTTGTGTTAATTTCATTTTTTCTTTTTAGGATAATATTGAAAACCCTCTGTCACTTCATTAAGTTCAGAAATTCTAAATGTAATCATCTTGTCCCAAGGGGTATGACTATCCATTAGAACTGCTGCCTTTTTACCTTGTATTCTCTGAACACATCCAACATAACCTCTGTATATTGAATTTTCATCTATCACTTTAACTGTAGAACCTGGTAAAATCATTTTTTGAATACTCCTAACTTTGTCAAAAGATAAAGTGCTAGTATTGTCCAAAATACAACTTCTAATCCAACATTGTTCATTGATACTTCTCCAAATCACATTCTACTAGAATTTCTCCCTCACCCTTTCTTGGTATTGGTGGGCCTACTTTTTCTTGTAATACTTTAAGTTCTTTCGCACCTTCTCCTTGATCATAAGGAATTGGTGCATTGTGCAAACAAACACGAATGATTTGCATTTCTTCTGGAGTAAAAAAGATTTCTTTTTGCATTAGATTCCCAATAATTTGCGTTGACGATCAAAATAATTATGTAGTATCCAAGAACTACTGTTTATCTTATCAGTTCCACCTACACCATATTCAAATATAACATTTTCATTATTAGCAAACCCCATAGTTTCTGGAGTATTACTATGTCCTCTATCACCACCATTACAGAATACAACTTTTTTAGATATTTCTAAACACTTTTTAATTGCACCTCTGGCAGTATCATCAGAATCATCCCATGATATCACAGCATCTACCATATCTAGATGACGGATAATATCTGCTCTTTCTGTCCAACATTGAAAGTATTGACCTTTCTTTCTTTTTAACCAAGGATCTCCATTCAATCCTACAATCAGATAGTCAGAAAAATCTTTTGCTCTTTCAAAATATCTTAAGTGACCACTATGTATTGGATCAAATCCACCTGTGACAAGGCTAACTTTATCAAAGATCATTCTACGAATGTTGAATCAGGTTCGAGTGCAATAAAGTAAGTTAAATTATTTGCTTTATTTACAAAACGAGCAAGTAATTTTTTAGATATAACAACCTCATAAGTGCCAGGAAATATCTTAATATTTTCTACCTTAAAGTTGAATGAAAACTCTTTATCTGTTTCTCCTACAATCATACCAGTTTTAGTTGATGTATCATTCTTCTTATCACGAACGACCATCTTAACAACTCCATTCTCACCAACTACAGATAAATCAGAACACTGATTAACTGCTGATATCTTAAGAAGACGAATCAAAGTATCATTATCTAAAATAAAACAAACATCTTCAGTTGGAAGAGTTAAAGTTTTTTCTGGAGGTGTAACAATTACACTTGGGTCTGCAAAAAAGTATTCGGTTTCAAAATGCTTTCCATCTACAATTTTGACATAAGATTCATTTGTAAAATCTAATTCTGGATTTGCACAAAGAGATACGTTATTCAAGAACTGAACAAGATCATAAATTGCAAAATCTTTTGGAAAATCTTCTTCAATTTCAACTTCAGCAAGAATATTTTTCATCACAGACATTGTGCGAAGAGACTTACCTTCTTTGAATAATATTGATTGATTTATTGAAGAAAAGTTTTTTAATAAATTAAATGTTTTTTCTGATAGTTTCATAGATTCTATCTC